CGTTAACTGAGAGCCCCCAGCCCGCAAAAATTGCAGGAACAACTGGAGGGACATATTTGACTGGAAATCTAAGATGGCTGAAGTCTTTTGGTCGTGTTGAACCAACTAAGTCAATCCCGGGCGCTTCTTCTACTTTCTTTTTGACGTACGCCTTTAACCATTTCTCGTGATCTGTCTTAGTGTATACCTTTAGTTTGGGGGCTTCTGTTAAGTATGATTTAAATTTTAACATAATTTCCTATAAATGAATATAATCTAACTCTACATATTTATAAGAATCAGACGTTACATTTTAAATTCTCTGAATGCCTTCTTTTTATTAGCTCCGGAAAATTGGGATTCAGTTGAGGGGGGAGTAGATCCAGAAGACGTAGTTCCGATGATGTCCTCTTGAGCAGATTGCTCTGCATCGTACCATTTCATCTTCGCTTTGTCAATACCGATAACAAATCGCCTGAATATAGCAACATCATTGTATCGATTTTTCAACTGTTTGACCATTACTTGATTCAAATCTTCTAATTCTTCGGTCTGGATAAGTGCAATAAAGAGATCAGCGGTTGCGGGCAATCCAAAACTTTCGGACGTATCTTCTAATCCTACATCCGAACTTGAGAATCCACCTCTTGTCGTTTGAGTAGCAGACCAAATCGGTAAGTTAAATTCGACTGCCAAACCCCTGAGTTCCTCTGCTATTGCTTTGACATAAGTGTATGAATTAACAGAATTTGATCCCGTTAATCGTTGAGATGCACAGATATTCAAATAATCAACATAAATAATATCTGGTTTAAAATCTTTCTTTAACGATAATTCGTTTAATAGGTGTCTGAAATGTCCTGTATGTGCTTGTGATGTAGGAAATTCTTTAATGATTATCTTCCCTTTGACCTTCTGTTTAAGTTGCTCCATTTTTCTATCGTACATTACTTTAGTCAAATCTTTCAGGCGATTCAATTCGATATCAAGAAGGTTAGCATCGATTCTTTCAGCAATACGTTCCTCTGCCATCTCCATTGTGACATACAAAACATTCTTTCCTAATGTCAAATTAGCGGCTGCCATATGACACATACCAATAGTCTTACCGACACCAGTACCAGCCATTATAATGTTTAGTGATTTACGAGTAACTCCACCCTTCGTAATCTTGTTCAGATATTCAATATCAAATGGAATTCTTTCTTCTGTGGCGTGATAAAATTCATATCGTTCATCAGAATCCTCTAAGAAATCGTGTCCAATATGAGTATCAAATGTTACTGCTAGAGCATCTGACAATAATTCAGGAATAGCACCATCAGATTTTTCCTTATGCTTGCCGTCAATAATTTCTATTGACTCCATAATAGCATTATAGACCGCTTTATCTTTACAGAACTTTTCAGTTTCGTCCAGGAGCCAATCAGAATTATTATCTGTTTTTCCGAGAGACTTGATTAATGCTTCCACTTCTTCATATATCGTAGAACTAATATCATCTTTTTCCTCTACGGCAATCTGAAGTGCTTCTTTTGATGGAACATCATTATATTTCGTCCAGAATTTCTGTATCTCAGAGAATACTACCTTCTCAGTAGCATCCATAAAATATTCATCCTTTAAAAATACAATTACCTTTCGAGCATACTCCTCATTATGTAGGAGATTTGAAATAATAGTGGCTTCTATATTCACGTATTTTCCCTTTTTTCAGCATTATCTATTTCCAATTTAATAGCTTTATCCACTTGTTTTTCCACAATCAAACAGACCTCTTTATCATAATGTGACTTATCTAACGGATTTTCATCAATAAAATTATAACCAAAAGATATTATATCGCACTCATCGGATAGAGTCAAGTCATATATTGCAAATGTTGTTTCATCTTTAGTCTTTATATAAAAGACATCGGACATAGTTTGTTCACTCATCGGCATCTATGGATTGAAGTAGTCGAGAACCCATAGCGTACTTTTCTTCTACATATTTTGTAAATTTTGGATGATCAATTATTCCATCCCAGAATTCTTTAGTTTCTGTTGCGGCTGACCGAACTTTACTTTCTTCGGCTACGCCCGTTTCCATATCTACTTTTGAATACCATCCCATAGTGGGTTTAACAACAAATTCACCTTCAAGAGCAACATCTAATAATCCGGACCACTTCTTAATACCGCCCTCCCAAGTTACTGAAATTGGAATCTTACTTTTCTCTTTAACAAACCTAGATTTCTCTACGTTGATAATAAAATTATATCCTTCAATTTCTGTTCCCTTCTTCTCTTGTTGTCTACCAATAATCCAAATATTATCTGCGGAGTAATATACTCCAGTACCACCAGATACGACTGCTTTGGAAAACATTTCCTGAGTTTGATATGTGTGATTGACTGCGACTAATGGAACATCTTTCATTGCCAAATATGGAGTTATCATTCTGAATAGTGACTTGAGTTGTTTGGCTCTAGTCATATCGGCTACAGATTTCTCATCTCTGGCATCATCCAGTTCTTTTTTAGATGCTAGATTACCAATAGAGTCAATCATAACATACACTTTATCTTCGACAGCAATTTCTTCAAGTTGCTTGACAAGATCAAATTTTAATTCCTCAACATTCTTAATTGGAATATGTACAACTCTGTCTGTATCAATATTCAACGAACTAAAATAATGTTCTGGAGTTCCGAATTCAGAATCATAAAATAGACAAATACCATCTGGATATTTATCCATATATGCCTTCATCATCAATAGTCCAAATGCTGTTTTGAAATGCTTTGAAGGTCCGGCAAGGACTGTCAGACCACTTGTTAGCCCACCATCAAGTTTGCCACTTAATGCGACATTAACCATCGGTACGGCTGTTGGTACTACTTCTTTCTCTTTAAATAAAGAGGACTTTGTTAACTGGGTAGATTTAATAGAACCTGCTTTATGCAGTCGCTCCATCAATCTCTTTTGTGCGACAATAGAATCACTCATTTTTCTCCTTCATAATATAAGTTTAAAGTCACATTATACACCAATCAAGGTGCATTGTCAAGTCTTTTATGCTTTTACTGGATTGTCTCTTAATTTCTGCAAGTCAAAAGGTTTACGTAAATTTCCCCAACGGGTGAAATAAATAATTGGATATTTAGGAAACATCTTTACAAATTGCTTTGTTTCGAGTCCCAAGAATTTGGCAACTAAACTATGATCAGTAGGAACTGATGCTTCTCCATAAATCTCCCGGGCAGCGATTAGAGTATCTATTCTGCCAGTTGTTGCCTGAAATCCATTTAAATCCATCATTTGAGCGGCGATTGCCTCTGACCAAATACTTCCTACAATATATCCATCTTCATCAAGAGAAAATTCTTGATCGGATTCTATCTGACCGAACTTTGCTCTATTTCTAAGATTAGCAATATTCTCCTGAAAGTTCTTTGTAAAAGAATTAAAATCATCACCCGCACTTGCTCCTGCTAATCCTTCTAAATCTATTTTAGCCATATTTATTTTCTATTTGAAAAATGATTCAAGCGTACTCTTTTCTTCCCAATCCCAACCAACGGGATGAAGAACTCCTTCTAATGGAGATAGAAACGCTTTCTCAAATTGTGTTTCATAATCGACCCAGCGTTCAACCTCGAATTCTGGTGGAAGTCCATCAAGAAAAGCAATCGCATTACTACCAAACGGATTAGGTGTTTTCAAGTAAATGAACTTTAACTTGGCTCCATCTCCAATCTTCTCGGCATTCTTAATATCGTGTTTCTTTAGCAATTCATTATACACTTTAGCCGCTCGGGCGTGAATCGGCACAGACTTCTCGGCGTGTTCATATTTAGTGTAATCAGTTAATCCTCTCGGAAATGCAATCTCTGGGATTGCTAAATCAACAAACTCCTTCTTATATTTATGCACTAAGGATTGTAATTGACTCTCATTTCCAGTCAACATTATATTAACTGCTTCTTTAAGTTTACCACGAACATTCGATGGCGTAGAGGATTTGACAATCTCTAGTCCTATAACTTTCATCTGAGGCTTCTTATATCGAACCCCTTCAGAATCGTATACGTTTAGGGCATAACGTTTCTTTGCTGTCCATACAGCCTTGTCTGCAATAACCTCTCGTCCCATAAACATCTTTTGTTCATAAGCATTTACATAATCTGCTAGTTCCTGATATGATTTGGTAATGAAAGGTTCAAATGCTTCTTTTGTTACTTTATCGATAAGATCACAAATCTTATTCTTATCATCGGATTTGATAAACTTGTCAACAAACTTTCCTAGACGTAGATAAACCGAATCTGTATCAATAGCTATAACATAATCATAATCAGTCGTATCGAGATATTTGTTCAAATAATCATTCAGGGCTTTTTCAATCCATCGAATTGCTAATTGACCGCCGGTAGTAACGGCTTCAGCATTGCGTAAATCATAATATCTAAACCATTGATTACCAATCGCACCATAAGCAGAATTCAACTGAATCTTTTTAGCCATTTGAATATTAAGATACTTTGATATCTCGTTTTCTGTATCTTCACCTTCTTCTTTTCTTTGTTGAGCATCCAGCATTTTCTTCTTATAAACTACACGGTCAGCATAGATTTTCTCCATTAAAGTCGGAAGAAATCCTCTCTTATCTTTTCGATACATTGTTCCATTAGGAGCAACTGTATATCCTTTCGTATGAACGTCCGATAAATCTGCTTCTTTGCTTAATAGGTTATCTACATCAACATCAGACTTATGACCGATGATGG